TTGTTCATTATTGATCACTTTTTGCTAACTCTGGATCTGGATTGTACTCTGCTGTAGATCCGTCGCCTCTAGGAATTTTAATATCTCCTTGAACTGGGTCTAATCTATAACGTTTACCCCAATATCCTCTTGGATAATGATAAGGATCTTCTGGGTTATCAGTTTTTGTTGGCAACGGATTGTTGTTCCAAACTCCATTTATTGTTACTAAAGATGCACCACAAAAACGTTCACCTGAGATTACTTTTTTAACTCCATGACGAGTATTTCCATTATGCATAGCCATAGATCCTGCTTTTGGTTTATATAGATAGTTATAGTCTGGATAGTAGATTTCTCCACCTTCGTAGTCATCATTAAAATAAACTACGGCTCCCCACTTAATTGGACTTTCCATATGCCCTTGATTGTCTATATGTATAAACATCTCTAGTTCATCATCGTTTGCAAAACTTATGCTGCTTGATCCATTAAACATTTTAATTAAATTATGTGGAGATGGAACCCAATCTGCTTTATGGTCATATTCATTAAGAACATCTATAGTTCTCTGAATAATAATGTTTAAAGTAGGCATTACTTTATCCATAACATTCTCGTAGCCAGGATTTAGTTTCATTTGATGATCATTAATTAAACGCTTACCCCAATACTTAAACTCATGCTCTTGCAAATTATCATAATCAAAGTTTCTCATAAATGAGTCTAATAAATTAATTTCTTCTGGTGTTAAAAAGTCTTCAAATATTAAAACATTTCCATTACATTTTTTTTCAAGTTTCATGATAGGTTCCTTTCAATAGCATTCTGTCTTCTAATCATATCGTGTTTTTCTTTAGGCTCAACGATTGACCAATGGTTTGGCTCTACATAAAAAAAGAAAACATTGCAAACTATATTATTTTTTGGATTAGGAAAATCTTCTCTCCAGTGTCTTTGGGCTTCTCCGTAATACAGTAGTGCTTGATTTTCTTGCAGCGTATAGGGAACTCCTTCAACATATAAATCCCAGGGGGTAATCTGATAAACACAAAGGTCTATGCTGTATGTACATGCTGCTACATCTTTATGTTTTTCTAAAGATGCCTGACCATAATACCAAGAGCCAAAGTTAAAAGATGGAATTAATGTATCACTTTCAAAAAAGTTTTTTGCTACTGTAGTTAGTTTATTATGTAGGACATTTAGTAGTTCATTTCCACCAAATTCATATCTATTAAAATCAGTAGAATGTCCCAAAGTTGACTTATCTAAACCTTTAACATATTCTTGTAATTGTTTAAATTCTTTTTTTGATAGCAAGTTATCTATTACTAATGGCTTTTTCATATTGTCTACTCTCCGTATTTCATTTCCATATTTTCTTGTTTTGTCCAGAATGATGCGACTGTGTATCTTATAGAGTTTTTGACTTCTGTTACTCCATGAAGATGTGCTACATCTGCTGGATGAAATGCTAAAGTACCAGCCTTTGGAGTTATATCAAAATTAAAGTTTGGGTAATAGGTGTGTCCACCTTCGTAGTCATCGTTTAGGTAAAGAACAGATCCAAATGCTCTATGAGCATGTCCTGTAATATCTGTGTTGCTCATATCATCTGCATGTGGTGCTTGTTGCATGCCAGGAAACCAGCGTATTACCTGAAGAAGATCAGGATAGATTTTTTCCAGACCATATGATTCTTTAATTGATTGCTGACAACGAACAAGAACGTCGATCATAACATTAGCAGCCTTTTTGTCAAAGACTATCATATTAGTATAATTAATTGTACGATTATTCCAAAATTCATGACCAGCAGTCCGCCATAAGTTTGAAGCAACTGCAGCATTAATTAAATACTCACAATCTTCTTTTGAAATAAAATCTTCTATTATTTTACCATTAAACATTTTACCACTTTCCTATTGGACATTTGGCTGCTTCAAGTTTTGTTTTAACTGTCATCAAACAGCCACATTTTTTACACTGCTTTGTGGTTTTTATTAATTCTGGACAACTTAAACAAGTTTCTAACCTTAGTTTTGCTAATTCTTTATCTGCTGGCTTTGTCATTGGATTAAGAAGATCTAGTGGAGTTACTCCATTTTTTTCTTTATATTGTTGCCAACGACTTTTAGTCATTGTTAATTAACTCATGCCTTAATTTGCTTTGTGCTATTTCTTCCTCTGTCCAAAATGGAGGTAAATGACTAACATCTCCATCAAGAATAACAAACTCATTATTTATAAATTTGGCATTTGGTGCAACAACATATCTCCCATACGCATAAGAATTTAAATCTTTAATTGTTGGACCACTCAATAAAATACTTCCAAAATACTCACTGGTTTCTAATTGTTCAATTTCAACATTATTTTCTAAAATAGAAATAATAATTTTATCTACTAAATTTTCTTGAGTAATTTCAACAAAAGAGTCTGCACGTAAAAACATGTCTGCTGCCCAATTATAAAATGGAGCATCGTAAACAACGTCTTGATCTATAATAAAAGCAAGTGCTGATCCACGTTCATCTGGACTGTCTGTATTCCATAAATAGATAATATCATTATCTGTAAGCATTTTAAACTCCTTTTTTAATAATTATAACACAAACTAACAAGCACGGCAAGTACATGATGAACAACCCACACCCGAACCGCCGCCACAGCAATTTGTGAAATTACATGCATCTGGTACTACAGCAACGTCTGCTGATGTACACCTTGTGTATGGTAATGAAGGTGGTGGAGGTGTTGCAATAATAGGTGGAGGTGTTGCAATAATAGGTGGAGGTGTTGCAATAATAGGTGGTGGAGTTGCAATAATAGGTGGTGGAGTTGCAATAATAGGTGGAGGAGTTGCAATAATAGGTGGAGGAGGAGAAGCCGATGCTGGAGTAACCTGGTTACTTGATGATGAAAAGTCAGAATCTAAAACAGTATTATTTAATTTAACTGTAAATGTATATGCAGTTCCATTTGATAATCCAGTAACTACAATTGGTGATCCAGATCCAGTTTGTGAAATTGAACTAGGAGATGAAACTACTGTATAAGTTAAAGAAGAATTTGGTTTACCTAAATATGTTGGTGCTGTAAATGTTACAGACGCTTGACCATCACCAGCAGTTGCGGTTCCAATTGTTGGTGTTCCTGGTTTACGACCAGCAGAAGATGATACGGGTCCTAGTCTTGACATTATGCAACTAAGTCTCCAAGAACAACCCAAGAGTCGGTAGCACGTTTAATACATACGGCAGATGACCATTGTGCTCTTAATTTTAATCCTGGAGTTCCATTTACCGTTGTAGTTCCAGCATCTGTTGCTGCAATAGTTACTTGTCCTGTGCTTGTTTGTAAAATTGTAATTTGTGCACCTGTTGCAAATGCTTGGTTAGCGTTTGTTGGAATTGATAAGGTAACTGCAGAAGCACTTGACACTTCAACCATTTTTCCATTATCGGCAAGAACAAGTTCATAGGCAACTGTTTGTGGATTAATTGAAAGATTTATAACTGGAGCAGTTAAAGTTTTATTGGTTAGTGTTGCACTATTAGTAAGTGTAACATCTGGGGTCGCCCACGATAATCCTGATGCTGCTGCAGAGTTAGCAGTTAAGACTTGTCCATTACTTCCGACAGATAAAACAGAAAGTGTATCATTTGCTGAAGCAGAAAGTAAATCACCTTTAGCAGCAAAGTCTGTTTTTAATAGTGCAGTTGAAAGATCAATAGCACTTATCTGAGTTTGTAAACTATTAATTGTATAAGCAATAGATGGATTTACAAGGTTTGCTGTATTAGAGTTTGATGGAGTATATGTATAATCTCCATAGTGATATAAACGTAGTGCTGCTTGTATATCAGCGGCATCTGCATACCCTGGAATTTTAGTTGGTATTAAATTACCTATTGATTCTGCTGCCATAGATCACCTCATTAGAATTATATCACATAAGATATATTCTAAGACTCCTCGTCCACTCCTACTATAGTTATAAATAAATGTGTTGTAACTTGACCTTCTAAAACAGCCCAATCCCCATATGGACCAGAATCTACATCGGTTCTATGTTCTACTGCTTTAAAATTTATAACAAGGTCTTCACCATCTCCAACAAGTGCTGGAATACTCATTGAGGCAGCAACTGGATTATCATTTACAATGCTATATTGAACACTAAAATTTTCAGAAATTAGCGGGGTAGCGGTAGATGTAACAATATCTGAAATAGGAATAGTAATAGAAGCCTCACCACCAACATATGTTGTTAAAAAGTTTTTAGAATAAATTGTAGGGTTTAACTCTAGTACTTCAATCCAGGTATTTCCTCCAGGTTGAGATACGTATTGATATAAGTATCCATAATTTGCTCCTGGTGATGTATTAATATATAAATCATTTAAAAGTGGGGTTTGACCAATTTCTATTATATTTGGATTTCCTACACCTACAAAAACTTGACTTCCACGAGTTCCTTCTGGTCCAAAATCTACTAAAAGTTCTACGGTTTCTGGTGGACCTAATACGGTAATGTCTTCATTATCTAATAAAACATCAGGCATTAGACAGCACCTGTAATATCATCTGTTACAGTTAATTGTCCATTAAGTATGGTATAAACTTGTACACCGTTAGTTATTTGAACATCGTATACATATGATCCTGTTACTAAGGTTCTACCAACTGCTGGAGTGATTGTGCATGTAACAATATCCGTTGTTGCGTTAACTACCGCCGTACAGACAGTTTGAACTCCTGTAGCACCACGAGTTGTTGCAATTGTAAAAGCAGCAGTATATCCTGCCAAATCAAATGCTGAACCACCTGCTGTTTTAGGGCGAACTACAAATTGAAAAGTGTCGCCACGATAGTAACTAAAATTATATGTGCCTGGAAATGCCATTAGTCCTCCTGATCCATTATACCATTAACAAACAGCAATATAGATACCATTTAGAACTATATTACTTTCATTATCTGCCCTGAATTGAATTGCCCCACCTAGTGTTTTAATTCTTTGAGCATCTAGATATATGGTTTGGTTATAGGACATGTCGTATGAGTATTGATATTTTAGGGTTGAAACGTATCCTATTGGAGATTTGCTATAATCTGGAACAAATAGTCTAGCCCAAACCTCTGTATTATTCATATAGGTAGTTATGGTAAAGTCATATCTTACATCTACCTTTGCTCCAATTTTTAAGGCTTTAAAGTTAAAATTTTTTGATTCATTATTCCATAAAGTATTTGCACCGATTGGCATATAGATTTCATTAGATGTTTCTTCGTCTTTCATAAAATTTATAGATACCCATCCGTCATCCCCTCTTTCTGGACCAAGCCTAACTTCACTTAAATTTTTATTGCTATAATATGCCCATCCTGGATATTGACCAGATACGCTGTCATAGCCTTCTGCACCCTTACCTGGCTCTCCTCGCTGTCCTTGTGGACCTTGGGGACCTCTATCCCCTTTTTCTCCTTTTAGACCTTGTATGCCTTGATCACCCTTTTCACCTTTTGGTCCAGTCTCACCTTTTTCACCTTGGATTCCAGGAACAGCAATATACTGTGTATTTAATTCTTGGGTGCCTTGTACTGCCTCAGAGTATTTTTTCTTTTTTGAAACGTCTGGAAAGTCCATGCTTTTAGCCATGGCAGAGTTATTTCTTTACTTTAAATACTTTTTTACCAATTTTAACAATTGGTGGAAGGTTATCTTTTTTTGCTGATATTTTTACTATTGGCATTATAGACCTGGAGTTATATCACCTAGTACACATATGGTTCCAATTACTGGAGTCCATACGGTGTCTGCATTTTGACCGCTACCGCCTTCAATTACTATCTGTAAATCAAACTGTAGTTCGGCAACAATTGAGCGGTATTTAGTACCACCCCAATTTTCAGTAATACTTGCTGGAGCAAAAATTTCAACATACCCATCTTCGGGGGTAGTAATAAGTTCATCTAAAACATCTCCATTGGAATCATAGGATGTAGCGCTATATGTCCAGTCTGAGGTGTCGTATGGTGTGGTTTCGTCATCTTCAAAAAACTCTACCTTTAGGGTTGCACTATCTCCACGGACTACTGTCCACTGTATGTTGGCTGGTGTTGCGCCATATTTTTCAATTGTAGATACGCACATAATATTTGATTATACCATAAAATATGCTAACCCCTAGGCGCAGTGGGGGGTGGGGGCAACCTAGGGGCAGCACTCAAATTATAACATTATATATTAACACACATTATATTTATAACAAATCGTTATAATCCAGATATATAAAAATTGTTATTGAATTGTTACAAAGGTTTGGCATAAAGTTCGAAAAATCCAGAAGTTATGGTGTATACTTAAAATATATAAAGAAAAGAATATACTGTAAATAGGTTTTTAAGATATCTTTTATATATAGTTACTTAGAATGATCTTTTAAATGTTCGAGCATTAAGTCAAAAATTTTTTCAGTCTTCTCTTCTAATCTTGTAATTTGGTCCTTCATCGAGGATCCATTATTGGGCTTCATTTCGTAAACAATATCTTCTACGTATTTTTTAACAATCCATCTTACGCCCATTCCAACAATTGCAAGTATGGACAATAAAGTTAAAATCATTCCTGCCCAGTCTTGAGTTGTCATGAATCCAATTATAACATTATTTATTTTAAATTTCGGCGGGAATTAACGAAGCCGAAAAATAGAGATAACAAACCTTCTCCCACCTAATATGACTAATACATAGTCACTATGGTGTAATATATGTCAAACCTTCTATGCGGCT